CTAAAACACCCACGTGGTGAGGATGGATTGACTGATAAACAAAGAATATTTGTTGAAATATATGTAAAAGAGGAAGGTAGACTAACACCAACTGAATGTGCAAGACAAGCTGGATATAAACCTGAACGTGCACCTACTACTGCATCTGAGTTATTGAACGCAAAGAAATACCCACGTGTTGTAGCTGCAGTTAGAAAGAAAAGAAATGAGCTACATGAGACACATAAGGTTGAAATGAATAAACATGTTGTTGAGCTAGCAAGATTACGTGATAGAGCACTAGCTGATAAATCTCACAGTGCTGCAATTAATGCTGAAAGATTACGTGGTCAAGCTGCAGGGTTGTATGTTGAACGAAAAGAGATTAGAACAGGATCAATTGATGATATGTCTCGTGATGAGGTTATTAAAAGATTGAAGGAAATAGGTATTGATGGCAAATTTGAAAAGAAAGACGGAAAAGAGTCGTTCAAGGTCAAAGACAGCAAGATGGTTGACATCACCGATATTCAGACAGAGAATCAAGAAGAGTAAAAAGACATATGACCGTAAAAACGGAAACAAATTTTTACAAGAGTTTCAAGAGATGTTTAGAAAGTGGGAGTGAGAAATATCTGATAACTCGTATTGAGTCCTACGTTACACCAGGATTCCCAGATTGTCTGATATTTCATAAGGATATCGGATTTTTTACAGTAGAATTAAAAGTTGTAAGACGTAATAAAAAAGGGGTTGGAAAAGTATCAATATCACCTCTACAAATAGCCTGGAATACACTTCATATAGCTCACAATGCACCCGCATTTATCTTAATACATGACCCCGGGCAGAAGGCCACGAAACTTTTTTCAGCGTCCAAACTCCTAGAACTCCGTGATAAAGACTATGATTTAGTGGACGGTGCCCTGTGGACTGGGGACCTGGGATCCCGCTTCGCAGCTGAACTCCCCAAACTCCTCAAACTCCCGTAAAACAGCCAATTATTAAAGGGCATCCGACGCTGGTCCTGTGCACCGGGCGCGCCGGGGAACCTCCGTGGTGTCAAGCTCCACAAACTCCTTGGATTTCTGCCATTTATTTTTGAAGCGTGGATCCTGCAGCTCTTCCCGGGCCCTGGCTGCAGCTCAC